GTGACCGCGTCAACCTTGTGCGCGAGATCCATCCAGGGTGAATTGACGCCATCCAGCAGGAATGCGCGTTCGAGCAGGTTGCCTGCGTCGGTGAGTTCAGCCATGGCCTGTACGACCTTGGCGAGTGCGTCTGTGTGGAAGTCCATTAGTTCTCCAGTTCGTAAGCGAGTTGGTAAGCGGCTTCGGCTGCTGCCAGGTGACGAGCCTGACGAGAGCCACCACCCGAAGCCTCTCGGGCTGCTGCCATTCGGGCTTCGGCTTCCTCGCGGGCTTCAAGGGCCTTCTCGATGATCCCTGCTGCTGAGGCGAGGTAGGCATTCGTCCGATTGATGCCACCGCAAATGCGGTTCTGGCGGCTGCGCTCGAAGTGGCGTTGCCCACAATTGCGGCAGATTTCCTGTCCGAGTTTTCCGAATTCGCTTGCCATGGATTGAATATACGCCATTGGCGGCAGGGTGTCAACACTTTGTCGCAGATTCGCCGGCAGTGCCGGCAGGAAAGGTAGAGCCGTGCTTTACAAGGCAACCCCGCTCGATCTCGTTGACGTAAAAGACACAGCAGGCAAAAAAGAATTCACCGCATACGCGAGCACCTTTGGTAACGAGGATCTCGGCGGCGACATCATCAACAAGGGAGCGTTCGCTCGCACCCTGCGCCAACGTGAGTTCAGGCCACTGCTCTGGCAACACCAGATGAGCGAGCCCATTGGCGTGGAAAAGACCATTCGTGAGGATGGCAAGGGCCTGCTTGGCACCTGGGAGCTACTCGATACACAGCGCGGCTCTGAGGCCTACACGTTGCTCAAGGCTGGCGCGGTCAGGAGCATGAGCATCGGCTACATCCCGGGCGAGTTTAGCTTTGAGGAAGAGGGCAAGATCCGGCGGCTGACCGACGTAGAGCTACTTGAGAATTCGGTGGTGAGCCTACCTATGAATGAGCAGGCAAGGGTGCAGTCAGTGAAAGAGCTACCGCCAGAGGCTTTGGCGCGCATCGTCAAGGCCATCTACGAGACAGAGCTTCCCGGTGTCGGGAGAATTGATCTTGCCTATGGCGATATGAGCTTGCTACAGTTGTCGCAGGTTTGCCAGGAAGTCATGGGAACGCTCCGTGAGCGTACCGCCGACTTGCTGCGAAAGCTCAGCGCGGGAGACTTCGAGTTGACCGAGGCTAAGCGATCAGACCTGACCGCTCTGCTTGAGATGTTCTCAGGCTTGGACGCAGTGCGTACTGACGCGGAAACGTTGTTGCGCCAGAAGGCAGAAACAGCCGCTGACGTGGCTGAGCCGCCAACTGCCCCGAACCCTGAGAAACCGTCCGGCAAGAGCGCACTCGCTCTCGCCATTGAGCTACGCCGGGCGCGAGCCCGTAGCGCAGGAGTTATCTAGCGATGACGATGAGCGTTGCAGAGGCCCGGTCTGAGATCAAGAAACTGCTTGACTCAGCCGACGTTCTTGAGCGCAAATACCCTGATCCCGAGAGCATGCCGAATGAGGATCGAGAGCAGATCCAGCGCATTCTCACCGACGTAGATGGCCTGGAGGCCAAGCTTGGTACGCTCGAAAGTGCCGAGCAGCGCAGGACGCGCATCCTCGCAGGCATTGACCGGTACGCGAAGCCGGTTGGTCGGCCTGCCTACACTGGCGATGAGACTCCCGAGGGCAAGCGAGTTTCCCCGGGCCGCCAGTTCCTCGCCAGCCAGGACTACCGCGAAGCCAAGCAGAAAAACCTGTTTGATTCCTCGCTGAGCCGCGTCGAGATCGGCGTGACCATGAGCGAGGGAACCAGCATGCTTGACTGGGCCGAGTCCAAGGCTCTGCTGCGCGGTGGTTCGTCTACCTCTGGTGGTGCCTTTGTCATTGAGGATCATCAGCCTGGATTCCTCGATATTCTCCAGGCACCCCTCAATGTAATCAATCTAATCAATCGCACACCAACTGAGTCTGACACCATCGAGTATGTGAGGGAAGATACCTTCACTAACAACGCAGCCTTTGTAGCTGAGGCAACGGGCTTTGTTGCTACTGCTTTGGATGCAGGTACTGGTTCAGGTAGCAAGCCTGAGTCTGCACTCGCTTACTCAACGCAGACAGCAACTGTTCGTACCATGGCCCATTGGATCCCAGTTACGAATAGGATGCTCGCAGACGCACCGGCTATCAGGGGCATTATTGACAGCCGCTTGCTGTTTGGTCTTCAGCAGAAGCTTCAGAGCCAGATTGTCTCTGGTAACGGCTCTGGTGAAAACCTTACCGGCATCCTGAATGCTGCAGGCATCGGCGTTGTTTCCAAGGGCTCTGACTCGGGCATCGATGCTCTGTACAAGGGACGCACTCAGGTGGTCTGGACTGGCTACGGCCGACCAACCGCGTTTGTGCTCAACCCAACCGACTGGCAGAACATTCGCTTGAGCCGTGAGACTGCTAACACTGCGCTCTCGCCAGGGCAATACCTCTTTGGCCCGCCATCGCTCACCGGCTTTGGCACCCTTTGGGGCATCCCGGTAGTCGAGGATCCCAACCTCCCGGTTGGTACGGCTCTCGTTGGCGATTTCAACCAGGGCGCGACCCTGTTTGACCGCGAGCAGGGTGCCGTTCGCGTGGGCACCGTGAATGACCAATTTATCCGGAATATGCAGACAATTCTTGCCGAATTGCGAGTGGCATTTGTTGTCTGGCGACCCGCTGTTTTCACCAAGGTAACAGGGCTCTAATCCCTGATGCGGCTCACTGACTTTCCGGAATCCTTGCAACCGTTTCTGGTGCGGTTGTTTGGTGCCCGCCAAGCCCGGAAAGTCGGTAAGTCAAAGGGTGACGTTGCGCCCGGTAGTGGTGGTAAACGACCGGGCGCACGGCACCACAAGCAGGCATACGAAAACAAGGCGATCCAGCCACCAGAGAACAAGGGAGTGTGACAATGGCTGAGGGTGAGGCTCAGAAGTACCCGGTGCGTTTGTACGATGCCAATGGGTATTACACCGGCGAAGTTGACCATGACGTGGATATGAGTGCTGCTACGACCCGAGGCGGGGTGATGCGCTACTCAGGTAAGAACTACGTATGGGATCAGCGATCCAGCCAGTGGCGCGAGGCCAGCGAGGTCTACGAGGTCAAGGGCAAGATGACTGCGGCAGAGCCGGCCAACCCTGAGGCTGCTGCCGAGGACAAGTCAGCCAAAAAGTAGGGTGAACGATTCGGTCACGTTCATCGTGGCAACCCATCGGGATGATCGGCCTTTGGCCCGGTGTCTCCACAGCATCGCTTATCAGATGGGACCAAACGATGAGGTGATCGTAGTAGGCGACACGCTTGAGTCAGAGCTAGCAGAAACGCAGAAGATCGTTTCCAGCTTTGGCTCAAGCTTTCGCTATCTGCCGTATAACGCCGGGCATCACTGTTGGGGTCATTGCCAGCATAACTACGCCATCACTCAGGCTCAGGGTGAGTACATCCATCTGAATGATGACGATGATGTTTGGACGCAGAACGCCAGGCACGATATAGCACGGGCTATGAAAACCTGGCCCGGGCAATTATTCTTGTTCCGGTTCAAGAGCTACTTTGGCACGATCTTCTGGGAAAATCCTGGGCTCATGGCTCGCAACCACATTGGTGGGCACTGCATGGTGGTGCCTAACGATCAGGACAAGATCGGTAAGTTTACGTGCGAGTATTCGGGTGACTTTGACTGGATCCGGGATACACACTTGAACTACTCGGAGCGAGCCATTTGGATAGACGCCATCCTGGCGCAGGCAAGGCCCGGGTGATAACCGAGTTTGAGGCTGGCGAGGCGCTAGAGGTACAGACTCGGGTCAGGCCTTTGGTGGGCAGGCATGCGCTTGTTACTGGGGCAAGCTCTGCTATCGGCAGGGCAATTGTTCTTGAGTTGGTGCGTAAGGGTGCGACTGTTGAGGCTGGCTACCTGAATAACGAGCAGGGGGCTCAGATAACCAAGACGATGGCTGACCAGTGGAACCCGGGCGCGGTCACTATCAGGCAGATCAACGTTGCCACGCGGTTGGTGATCACCGAGCTTGACGCCGATATTCTGGTCAACAATGCCGGCATCACGGCAGGCAAGGGCATTCGCTCAATGGATCGACAATCCTGGGATAGCTGTATTGAGACTAATCTCACTGCAGCCGTGAGCCTCACTCAGTTGCTGAGTCAGGGCATGGTTGAGCGAGGTTGGGGCCGAATCGTCAACATAGCGTCTGTGGTGGGCATGGATGGTCGGCTTGGGCCATCGAGCTATGCCGCGAGCAAAGCAGGGCTGATCGGGTTTACCAAGGCGGTAGCGCATGAATTGGCTTCCAAAGGGGTAACAGTCAATGCAGTTGCACCGGGGTTCATCGATGGCACCGGCATGTTTGACGCGGTGGACGCCAGGCACAAGCTCAAGATCCAAGAGCAAATTCCGATGCATCGGTATGGCGCGGTGGAAGATGTGGCGCAGGCAGTCGGCTATCTGGTTACAGCCGACTACGTTACCGGGACAGTGCTCAACGTTTCGGGTGGTTACCTGACGTGATCCAGATGCCTGAGCTTTCGCTCTGCCCGGGTTGCCATAGCCTTGAGTATGTCTGTACCTGGGATGAGGAATTGTTCTGTGTTGCCTGCGTAGGCTTCATAGACAACGATACCGAAGTGCCTTACGAGTTTTGGACGTGGCATATGAATGGGCTGAGCCCGGTGGTCAAACACTGGAACATCGGCAGGCGGGAGCAAGCAGGGTGACTGTGGCAATTAGGCTTGTGCCGATACCGGTTCAATCGTGGGGCCATGTAAATTGCATGCGCCTCATCCGCAACTCGGGCGCATGGGGTTTCTCGTCTGACAACACCGTGATCAGTGAAGACGAGCAGCGAGCCTGGTGGCAGAAAGCGCAGCATGGCGTCTATGCCTGGCTGTTCGCTCACGATGGCGAGGTTATCGGCTACGGCATGATGAGCAAGCGCGACGATGGCAGATGGTCACCATCGGCAGGTGTGTTGCCAGAGCATCAGGGGCACGGCTACGGTAAGTACATCGTTTCTTGGCTCTCTAACGAGGCATCCAACATGGCGATTGAGCTATGGGCTCAGGCCAAGCTCGATAACCCGGCTGCAGTGCATACGCACGATCTGCACTACTGGGACAAGCTAGGCGAGGACGCGAGTTACGTTTACTTCAGGAGCAAGGCGTGATTGACCTGTTCCGACCCTTCATGAGTGATGAGGCCAGGTTGCTGGTACATCAGGTTCTGACTCCCGATGTAGAGAGCCGGCTATACATCGGAGAGGGCAAGTACGTACAGGAATTCGAGCTTCTATTGTCAAAGATGTTGGGACTGGAAACGCCACCACCTTTGGCAGTGAATTCCTGTACGTCTGCCCTTGATCTCGCACTGCATCTCGCGGGAGTTAGAGCAGGAAGTGAAGTCATTACTACGCCTATGACCTGTACGGCTACCAATGGCGTAGTGGTAAATCGTCGGGCCAAGATTGTTTGGGCTGATGTTGACCCGCTGACTGGCCTGATCGATCCCCTGGACGTAAAGAACAAGATCACTCGCCAGACAAAGGCGATCATCGGTGTTGATTGGGCCGGTGCTACGGCTGACTACCTGGCGCTCAAGGCTTTCGGCATCCCGGTGATTCAGGACGCTGCCCATAGCTTTTTCGTGGATAGGCGCAACCGGGGTGACTACGTCGCGTGGAGCTTTCAGGCAATCAAGCACCTGACCACTACAGACGGTGGCGCTCTGCTCGTACCGCCTAAGGACTATGACCGGGCCAGGCTGCTGCGCTGGTATGGCCTTGACCGGACCAGTGGCGCGGCTGACTTCCGGTGCGAGCAAGATATTGCTGAGGCTGGCTACAAGTACCACATGAACAACGTTGCAGCGGCTCAGGGCATTGGCAACCTGCCGTACGTCAATCGCAACCTCTCCCGGTGTCGGGAGAATGCCGGGTTCTATACCAAGGTGCTCAAGGGTGCGCCAGGCATCAATACGCCAGAGCATAGCGCAGGGCATTCGTGGTGGCTTTATACGCTGCTTGTAGAGGATCCGATGGCTATGAGGGCATACCTGAAAGAGAACGGCATAGACGCGAGTCCGGTGCATAAGCGTAACGATGTGCATACCGCCTTTCGGGCTGCATCCAAGTGGCCCTACAGTTTGCCTGGTGTAGATGCGTTCTCAGCCCATGAGCTAGCGATCCCGGTTGGTTGGTGGCTCAGTGTTGACGAGCGGTATCAGGTGGCGGGCAAGGTACTTGAGTACGCTGCCAAGACTGAGCAGGTTCTGGCAGGCGTCTGATGGCACTCTACGCGAGCGCAACCGAATTCAAGGATCGTATGGGCATTGAGGATTCGAGCCGTGATATGGCGGTCTACAGAATCCTCGAATCAGCCAGCCTATGGGTAGAGCAGGTAACGGGCAGACGGTTCTACGCT